GCCTGCGCCCGCACCGTTTCGCCCGATTCCGTCGTTATGTCGATCGTCTCCCAGACCATGGCCGATATTTTCCGCAAAGATACGACTCCGTTTTGGAACCGCCGTGCTTTTTGCTACCTTTGGTGTCGTGACGACACTTTTAGTTGCCGGGACGTTCTGCCGCGCGGCGTGCTTTCGGTTTTGGAACCGCCCGGACAGCTATTCCGGCATTGTATCCGTATCCGACACACTGGTGACCCTTGGAGATGAGGGGGCTGCCACTTATAAATTTACCATTGGCGCCGCTGGGGTCTACGATGTGGCGGTGCGGCTCTGTTTCCCGTTTTGGGATAAGAACAGTGTCTATGTTTCGCTGGATGGGAAACAGGTGCATTTTTCTGAAAACAGGCTGTGGTGGCCATACTGGAGGACTACCTTCTGGGCATCCCTGGTGAAAAGTGTCTCGCTTTCTGCCGGGGAGCATACGTTGACGGTTTCTGTTGGGGTCAACGGAGTTCAGTTTTATGGGTTCCGTGTATGCTCCGCCTTTTCAGAAGGCCCTACGGCAGGCGAAGCATCCTACACGCTGGCCCCGCGTAAGTTCAAAGATGTGAACGGCGATATGGTGGGGCCTGCGACCGGGTTTAAGCTGACGCTGGAGATGCTCCGCCGAAAGGCGGATTCTGCCCTGGTGTGGTATGAGGACTTCCGTGATAAGGAAAAACTGCCGGACAGCTACTGGACAGTCCTTTCCGGCGAATGGGATGTGTGGCAAGAGCCAGGCAGCACTGCAAACCGCCCCTATTCACAGCTTGAGGGGCATGGACAGCTTGCTTGGAAGTATTCAGGGTTTTCCGACATTCATCTGCGGGCACAGATCATCTTCCCGGAAAATGGTGGCGGCAAAGCGGGCGTATTCCTGGGTTCGCTCTTCTGTTGTTTTAACTACGGCACCCAGCGGATCGAACTGTATGAGGGTTCTACCCTTAAGGGGAGTTATGCTACCAGCTTTTCCAAGACCCCGGCGGCAAGCCTACGCAGCAATCCCACTGTATACACCATTGAGATGCGAAAGCGAGGGAACCGGGTGCGGGTCTATTCCTCGTCCTCAAATACCCTGCGCTTTACCGCAACCATAAGCAGCGGCGGCGGTTACGCGGGCATCCGCTCTGACCAGCAGGTCAACTGCCAGCTTCTTCGTCTGGGCGATGCCTGGACATATGAGCCGTATGAGCGTTTTGACGTGGTCATGCCGGATGGTACGCAGACCAGCTTCGGCAGGATTGACCGTTCCAACTGCGTGTGGGATGAGGAATTCCAGGTCTTTACGCTCACCAGCGATGTGGAGGAATCCGCAACACGCAGCGAAAGCATCTCCCTGGACTATGAGTTTTACCATTCCCACATGATGCCGCTGGTGTGCGGCAATGATTATACCGCCAAAATCATCCCAAGGGATATCAACATCTGGATTTCCAGGCTGTTCCTTGGGGATGCGGACGGTTTCTCCATCCTTTATTACCAGGATGTGGACAGCCTGATCTATTGGGCGAACCAGGCAGCCTATCGATGGAAACTGCGCGGGATGTGTATGTGGTCTCTGGGGCAGGAGGATATGCGGGTCTGGGAATGGCTGCCCAAACAAACGGAATAGGTGCTTTGAGGGTATCCGCCTTAGGCGGGTGCCCTTTTTGCATACAAAAAATGAAATGGAGGTAACGGTAATGAAAGAATTTTGGAATATGATCCAGATGGTATTTGCCGCCATTGGCGGCTGGCTCGGCTGGTTCCTGGGAGGGTGTGACGGCCTGCTCATCGCCCTGGTGGTCTTTGTCGCCATTGATTATGTCACTGGCGTGATGTGCGCCGTATCGGACAAAAAGCTGTCCAGCGAGGTGGGCTTTAAGGGCATCTGCCGCAAGGTTCTGATCTTCCTGCTGGTGGGGATCGCCAATATCCTGGACGTACAGGTCATCGGCACAGGCTCGGTGCTTCGCACGGCGGTCATCTTCTTTTATCTCTCCAATGAGGGTGTGAGCCTTCTGGAGAATTCGGCGCACCTGGGACTCCCTGTGCCGGAGAAGATGAAAGACATCCTGGCGCAGCTTCACGACCGGGCAGAAAAAGCAGAAAGCGAGGATAAATGATTATGGCTTACACAAACAGTTCACTGGTATCTTACACAAAACTCAGCCCGAACCATTCCGGGCAGAGGACACACTCCATTGACCGCATTACACCTCACTGCGTTGTGGGGCAATGCTCTGTGGAAACTTTAGGGAATATTTTTGCGCCGTCCAGCCGACAGGCAAGCTGCAACTACGGCATCGGCGCAGATGGCAGGGTCGGGATGTATGTGGAGGAAAAAAACCGCTCCTGGTGTTCTTCCTCTAACTCCAACGACCAGCGGGCGGTCACCATTGAGTGCGCCTCCGACACTTCTGAACCGTATGCATTCAAAGATGTGGTCTACCAGAAGCTGATTACGCTCTGCGTGGACATCTGCAAGCGCAACGGCAAGAAGAAGCTCCTGTGGCTTGGGGATAAGGACAAAACGCTAAACTACTCCCCGAAGTCCGATGAAATGGTGCTAACCGTCCACCGTTGGTTTGCTAACAAAAGCTGTCCGGGAAACTGGATGTACGCCCGGATGGGCGATCTCGCCGCAAAGGTTACGGCGCAGCTTGGTAGGAGTACCTCTGGTAATAAGCCGGAATCGGGCTATCCCGAAAAGCTGACCTCCGGCTATTACAGGGTGCGTAAAAGCTGGGGCGATGCAAAATCACAGATTGGCGCTTTCCGTATCCTCTCCAACGCAAAGGCAAAAGCGGATGCCAATAAGGGCTATTCGGTTTACGCTGATGACGGAACAGTTGTTTATTCCTCATCCGGCACAACTGAAAAGCCTGCCTTCCAGCCGTATCTTGTCCAGGTCAGTATCTCAGACCTGCGAATCCGCAAAGGCCCCGGCACCAACTATGCAAGTTCCGGCTTCACTGGGGTCGGTGCCTTTACCATTGTGGAAGAGGCCGCCGGGCAGGGCGCATCCAAGTGGGGACTGCTAAAGGCTTATAAGGACAAGCGGAATGGTTGGATTTCCCTCGACTACGCAAAGAAGATTTAAGGTTTCGCCCAGCGGTATTGTGCTGCTGGGCATTCCTTTTTAGGCGTGAAAATTCTTTCAGAAATAGCCCTCGTATCGCTTGACTAATCGGCGGTTTAGAGCGTTAATACAGTGACCGCTATAGGAAGGAGGAAAAATCCCATGAAAATCAAGGTTATTAAGCCTAAGACAGAGACGGAAATGAAGCGGAAACGGGTATGCGCATATGTGCGTGTTTCCACTGATAGTCTGGAGCAGGAGGGCTCCCTGGATAACCAGTCAGCGTATTTTGCCGACTACATCCGAAGCAACCCAGCCTGGGAGTTTGCAGGGATATACGCAGACCAGGGTATCTCAGGTTTTAAGGAAAACCGTCCTCAGTTCCAGAAAATGATAGCGGATGCCAGGGCTGGAAAAATAGATTTGATTATTGTAAAGAGCGTCTCTCGCTTTGCGAGAAATACCGAGACCGTGTTGAAGTTCTCCAGGGAACTAAAAAGCATTGGTGTCGGTATTTTTTTTGAACTGCAGAACATCAACACCCTGTCTGGACCGGGAGAACTGATGCTTACCATTATTGCGGCTTTCGCCCAGGCGGAGAGCCAGGGCGCATCGGATAACGCCAATTTGACCTATAAAAGGAAATTTAGGGCAGGAATTCCCACGCATGACCTTAAGTTCACCTTCGGCTTTGACAGTGATGAAGGCGGTAACATTTACATTATAGAAGAACAGGCCCGAACCGTCCGGCTCATTTTTGACTTGGCACAGAAAGGGGTCTGGCCCAGCAAAATCAAGCAGTACCTAAACAAAAACAATATTCCTGCCTGCTCTGGCGGCAAATGGGATGATACGGGCATCTTCAGGATTCTTAAAAATCCTGCCTACAAAGGCGACATGGTTTTGCAAAAGACCTATCTGGACGCAAACCGTATCCGCCATAAGAATAATGGGCAGAAAGACCAGTGGTACATTGCGGAGAATCACCCTGCTATTGTACCGCCGCAGCAGTGGGATGAGGTACAGGAGATCCTTTTGGCGCGCAGTGAAAAGCTTGCTCCGCGTCCACCACAGATGCCCTCCCAGCCACGTTCCAGCCGAAATCAGTATCCGCTTACGAATAAACTATTCTGCCCTTTTTGCGGGCAGAAGCTCCACCACAAATGGTCGAATAAAGGCAAGAACGAATATTGGGCTTGCAGCACAAATGTGAAAGTCGGTTCCAAAGCCTGTAGGGGGATTTGGCTCCCAGCTGAGATTGCCGATAGCTGGGGCGAAATTACAGAACCTACTACAGTAATCTGTTATGAGGACGAGTATGGTATGAGGCACTTTACCGCATACCCAAAATCAGAATATGAATTGTCGGACGAATGTCCGTACCAGAGAAAGGAAAATTGATATGGCAAGACAAATCGTACACATTCCTGCGCAGAGAAATATTGCAAACCGGGCGGTTGCCCCGGACACGAAACTCAGAGTAGCGGCATACTGCCGTGTATCTACAGAGCAGGATGAACAGCTGAACAGCTTTGAAAACCAAGTCACCTACTACACGGAATTTATCAATCGCAACCCTAACTACGAACTGGCGGGCATCTATGCAGATGAAGGCATTTCTGGCACCAGCACCAAGCGGCGAGAACAATTTAACCGCATGATTGCGGACTGCGAAGCGGGCAAAATTGACCTCATTATTACGAAGTCCATTAGCCGATTCGCCCGTAACACCCAGGACTGCCTGAACTATTCAAGAAAGCTGAAAGATTTAGGGATTGGGATTACATTTGAAAAAGAGAACATCAGTACGATGGACAGCACGGGCGAACTGCTCTTTACCATTCTGTCCTCGCTGGCACAGGATGAAAGCCGCTCCATTTCAGAGAACTGCCAGTGGGGCATCCGCTCCCTCTTTAAGCAGGGTGTGGTGCATATCAATACAAACCGCTTCTATGGCTACGATAAAAATGAGGACGGCCGACTGGTCATCAACCCGGAACAGGCAAAGGTGGTACGCTGGATATTTGAATCCTACATGGACGGCATCAACCCGGACATCATTGCAAGGCGGCTCATGGATAAAAAAGTTCCCGGATGCATGGGCGAACCGAAATGGACGGTGGATACTATTATGGGAATCCTCCAAAATGAGAAGCATATGGGCGATGCCATCCTGCAAAAGACGTTTACTGCTGATTACCTCACCAAAAAGCAGGTGAAGAACGAAGGCCAGCTGGCTCAGTACCATGTCAAAGACGACCATGAAGCCATAGTCAGCAAGGAACTGTGGCAGGTAACCCAGCTTGAAATACAGCGGCGAAAGGATTATATGAAACGATATGGACTCCGCACGATGGGACGCAATACAGACGAGCAGCCCTTTACAAACCGCGTGTTCTGCGGTGTCTGCGGCCAGCTGTTTTGGCGGCGAACGCTTTACCGCCTTAACGGAAATATTAAGGCTTGGATGTGCGCCAGCCGCTGTAAAGGCAAGTCGGTCAAGGGATGTATCAACGATACTCTATTGGAGGCGGATTTGCACAAAGCGTTCATGATGGCATGGAATGCCATACTTGAAAATCGGGAGGAATTTCTGGAAAACTGGCGGACGCAGCTTGCAGACCCCAATCCGCTGGTAGCATTCCGGGCAAAGCAATTCATGAGGCTGACCGAAAAAACAAAACCGATGAAAACACTGGATGTTTCCATCGTCAGCAAGACCCTCGACCACTGCGACATCAAACCACTTGGAGTTATTGATTTTTATTTTCTGGACGGAAGCCACATCGGACTGGTGACAAAAGATTGATTATTTTGCGGCTCTGCGTTACTCATGCTGAGAACGCAGAGCCTTTTTTTCGTTCTATTTCCAATTCCAGGAGAATTACTTTGCAATATAAAAAGTCACATCTTGTTGCTATAATTTAATAGCCCCAGGGGAGGCAAGAATCCCTTACACGACAGGCCTTTCGTGGGAAGGGAGGTGAGATTATGAAGCAGACAAAGCAAGGTGTGTTGGTGGCACCAGCCACAAAATGGAAGTCCAGTTCCAAGGCTGAAAAACGTAAGGCCGCAAAGGAGAAAATCAAGAGCGCATATACGGAAGAAGCCAAGGTTGAAGTAATTCCGGCAATACGTGATCTGACCGCTGACACACCCAAAATCCTGAGAGTGGCAGCATATTGCCGCGTCAGCACAGGTCAAGAGGCTCAAGCTGGCAGTTACGAATTACAGGTGCAATACTACACCCAGTACATCCAGAAAAGAGAAGATTGGGAATTGGTGCGGGTCTATGCCGATGAAGGCATAAGTGGGACAAATATCCATCATCGAGAGCAGTTTAAGCAGATGATTGCCGACTGTGAAGCTGGAAAAATCGATCTCATCATCACCAAGTCCATCAGCCGTTTCGCCAGAAATACATTGGACTGCTTGACCGTTGCCAGAAAGCTAAAGCAGCAGGACCCTCCTGTTGCTATATTTTTTGAGAACGAGGGCATAACCACTACCGATAGAAACACTGATGCCATGCTGGCATTGCTGAGTTCCGTAGCACAGGGCGAATCCGAAAATAAGTCCGAATCTATCAAGTGGGCTTGTAGAAATCGGTTCTCCCGTGGCATTCCTCTGTTTCCGACCTGGTGCATATTGGGTTATGACAAGGACGAATTTGGGAACATTTTTATCGTAGAAGAGGAAGCCGAGGTGGTACGGTACATCTACAAATCGTACTTGAATGGAATTTCAGGCCCGGAAATTGCCAGGAGTCTTACAGAACTTGGCATTCCTACTGTCAAGGGCTTAAATGAATGGTCGCCGGGAGCGGTCTATGGAATTCTCAAGAACGAAAAATATTGTGGAGATGTCCTCATGCAGAAAACCTACACGCCGGATTGCTTAACGCATCGCTCTGTAAAGAATACAGGCCAGGAGCGACAGTATATGATGCGTGATTACCACCCAGCCATCGTGTCAAAAGCTGACTGGAACGAGGTGCAGCATCGCCTTTCCAGTAAGATATACATCCGGTGCGGAAAGCAGAAACCTCCGCCTCCGCCACTTTCGCTACATTGGCACAAGCGCGGAAAACTCAAAGGATTCCTGGTGCTTGACCCTACCTGGAAAGCAAAAGACATACCAGAGGTACGCTTAGGAATCGAAAAACGCTATATGAAGAAAGGATAATCATCATGGGAATGTTAGATAATTTTAAGGTAATTGAGATCACCAAAGCCACCGAACCTGCCTGTGTTATCATTGAGGATAACAAGATGCGGTTCACCAAATCTGTCATCATCGAACTTGGCTACCCGTCCTATGTTCGCATCCTGTTAGATGATGCTGGGCAGCGTATGGCTATCCAGGTCGCAAAGGGCAACGAGAGCAATGTTATCAAGTTCTCCGAAGATAAGGACAAGCAGAAGACCTCAATCGTCTACCAGAATGCTGTTATGCTGGATTTGATTCGTGGAGTTATGCCGTCCTGGAAAGCGGGAACGAAATACCGCGCACGGGGATTGTTGAGTAAGGAGGACAAGGCTGTGGTGTTTGACCTCAAAACGGCCGAGGTCTATCAGCGCTTCACTAAAAAGAATAAGGAATAATTAGTCTGAGGGTCGATGGTGCTTATGCTACCATCGGCTCTTTGACTTTACCCTCCTCCCTTTATATATGTAGAAACAGGATTAAGTTTTGATATTGCGGTAAAGGGGTACCGTTGAAAAATGGCGCAAAATCCGCTATAATTAAAAATGTGAGAAGGAACCCCAGAATTCAATATTTTTTCTGGAGTTCCTTTTTTAATGGGGCGGGGTGAATTACCTCAAATGCCGTACCCCAGGGGTAAGCATAATGTACCCTGGGGTAAAACCCCTCTGGGCGTTGAATATGTGAGAGTGAACCATTTAGCATAAACAGCTTGTACCCGTGTGAGGGGCATCCTGTTTCTGGACGAGCTGCCGGAGTTC